TTAAAGTTTTAATACCAGTATCTATAGTATCTTTAGTTAGACTGGCAAAACTACCAACGCTTTCTGCAGCGTCCATTAGTCCACCACTTGTTGCTCTAATAGCTTCTGATACTGGATCTTTATTTTGATTGAGAATCTGTTGTCCTTCATCGAGTCTTTGTCCACCTTCATTAGCAGTAACTTCTCGATTTTCTCTTATTTCTTCTCTAGTAAGTTGATCACCTTGAAATACATTATCAATAGCGTCACGTGCATCAATAGCAAGATTTTCCATTCCCCTTTGGAGGTATCCAGCAAAACCACCTTGATTTTGTGCTGCTTGTTTTGACGCTTCAAACCTTTGACTACCTGTATCTGATAAATTAGGTAATTGTTCAGATATTTTAGGTAGTACTATTTCATCACTATCGTCATTGTTAACGAATCCTTCTCCATCCTTGGGTAGAGAATTTTCGATTTCTTCTGCCATTATTCTAAAATGTTTTGAGTTCTTAGTTTATGTATATACTTATTAGCAAAAGCATATACTGTAGGTAAATTATACAAATCCATATCACCCCTTAGAATGTATGCTACATGATAACGTGCAGCCATATATGGATCTCCCCCTGATTTTTGCATTGCTGCGTTCCAAGACACCTGATTAAGATAGTCCCATACTTCTTTTTGTAGTTGTGGATCATTCTTATACATATGAAGAGCCTTACCGATACGCATACCGTTAAGTGGATTATCTTCATTTTTAAATCCTGCTAAACGAGCTATCATTCTTTTTGTAATAGGATAATTACCAATAGTTGGTTCTAACCTTTTACCAATAGTAAGTTTAGTAAGATCTTCTGTAGGATTAACTTGTTTACCATCTACTATTTTTTCAAAATGTAAATGATTACCTGTACTTGCACCTGTATTACCTATTTCACCTATTATTTCACCATTATATTTAGCACCTACTACTAATTTAGGATTATAATTCTTTAAATGTGCAAATCTGTAGATAATACCATCTTCATCCTGTATATCAATATGAATACCTAACTTTGAATGACTAGCATTAGCAACAACTACACCATTTTGTATGTTAAAAGCAGTATGGTAGCCATCTGTATGACTTACACCTATGTCAACACCTGTATGTGTTTCACTATTACCTACACCATAATCTGGTCTTTCTATACCGTATGGGTCAGTTATACCTATCAACATATGACCTACATACTTTGTCCCATCAACTATTTTTATTTCACCTGCCTCTAATTCTAAACCTTTAGCTGTTATCTCATTTCTTATAACACTTTCAAAGTTCATACCTTGCCAAGCATTTGTTAGACTACGTTGATTAAGACCAAAAAAGTCATTAAATGTACGATCAATAACCTTTTTACTTGTATTACCCTTAGATTGTAGATCATATAATGTAAATTTACCATCAGAATTTTTTGATACATTTTTAAGAAAATCTAAACCATCTGGCTTAACAAAGTCTAAATTAAGACCATAAGCATCGTTTTGAAGAACTGCAAAGTCATAATCGGGCATTTTAAATAGTTGAGAAAGTCTTGATACACTTTCATTTTTAAAATTACCATCTTCATTTAGTTCTACATCTTTAGTTATCTGATCTTCAGCACTTAAATCATTTGCTTTGACTGTTGCTATAATATCTTTTACAGTATTGTTTTCTAAAAATGGATAAATATTTTGTTCTTTTAGTAGATTTTGAAAACCACCGTCACTACGTACCTCTGGGTTTATATAGTAAATACTTGTTGGATCGTTTCTAAATTGATCGAACCTTTTTCTCATGTTAACGTCAGCTAAACGTAATGCCTCACCAAAAGTCATAGGTCTACCTTCAGCTTCAGCTGTTTCCATTATTCCATAAGCCTCATACTTCATTTGTGATAAGAACTTAGTATATGCTATGGAAAATGTACCAGAATAGTCAGTAACATTTCCATAACTGTCTATAGCAAACGCTTTACCTGATTTTGCTAAGAATTGTTTAAAAGAACTTTCTACATCGGTAACATCTTTTTCTTCAGACTCATCATATAACTGTTCTAAAATTTTAATCTGAGGATTTGCTTTTAAGTATTTTGCAACTACATCTATATCTAGACTTGGATCTACAATATCAGCTGTGGTTAAAACACCACCATTATCTATCAATTTACCTTTTAATAGATTAATAGTATCATAATCATCTACAGGATCAACAAATAATTTACTTGTTTGATCTGCAATTTCTTTAGTAACTAACGGGTTGTTTTTAAGAAGCTCACCAACAAAGACCATTTTTTCTTCTAAGGTTGCTCTTTCTTCTTTAGGTAGATTTCTTTGTTCTTCTATATATTGAGTTATACTACTTTCTACAAAAGCATTTTGGTATTTTTTTTCATTTTGATGCTTTTCTATTACCTGTCCTTGTTTAAGTAATGTTATCATAACAGGACTAAATCTATTTGGATGTAGTTCTGCTAAACTCTTAAAACCTGCAGGTGTTTGACTTTGTACGCTTAAAGCCTGATTTAGTCTTGTTGCTAAATCGTCTGGATTATTTGAACGAGTAAAAGCATCTTTTATTAGATTTTCTAAGTTATCAATAGCTTGATTACCAATAGAGCTTGTTGGTGTAGCTTTAAGATGAGGTCTAACTAAATTGACATAACTGTTAAGTACAGTAGACAAATCAGCAGATCCTGGAACATTATCTAAAGAGTTTCTAACTAAAGTGTTTGCTCCCTCTACTTGGTTAGCAGCAAACTCTAGATCTAACGCCTTAAACTTTTCTTTTAGGTTTGCTTTTAATACTTTATTTGCTGGATCAGTTAGCAAAGCAGTAGTACTTATCTCACTTAGGTCGCCTTTACTAGCTTCTACCCACTCACCTAATATGTAGTTACCAGCTAGTGATAATTGATTTTTAGTTAAATTAGGATCATTGATAGCAAACTCAACTCCGTTTTTATCTACTAAAATTGTATCATTTGTTTTTAATTGATTCTCAAGATGAGCATTGAAACCTTCTACCTTAAGTGCTTTATCTCTAACTTCATACCCATAATTGTATGCACCAGAAAAGATACCTCTTACCTTTCTAGCTTTTTCCTTACCAAATGGATCATTACTATTTTCTAATTTAGTTGCAAGATCATTACCTGTTTTTGTAACATCAAGTTGTTGTTCTCCTGCAACTTTTATAGCATCAAATCCTCTGCCATCTGTTAGACCATAGTTAGCAGCAGCTGGATCATCTGGATCTAAGTCATCCTTTGGTTCTGGTACAGGTTCTACTTCTAACTCTTCTTCCATTCTAGCTGCAGCACCTAAAGCATTTTGATACTTTATTTGATCTTTTGCTAAACTTGGAATTGTATTGGTTAACAAGTTTTGTACAGTACTACTAAAATTAGCTGCTAGTTGAGCTTCATAATTAGATACTCTAAGAATGTTGTTTGTTTGTCTTTGGTTTTCTTGATTCTGTTCTACACGATTTTTTTCTCGTTTTGCAGTTTCTTCTTTAATTTGTTGTTCTAGAAGTTTTACTGATTGTAATTGTTGTTTTAAACCAGAAGCTACGTTTTTCTGACTATAGCCAGTTTGCCATTCTCCTTGTCTACGAAATCCTTTTGCCATTACTTAGTACTCCACCAAGGTTGATCTGAACCACTAGCATGACCAATGCCAGATCCAATTTTTACACCTGCACTAAAGCCTGTCATTATCGACCCTAACAAGCCTGGTTTTTCGGGTGCTGCCATCTTGACTGGTCTTACAGTCTTGAACTCAGCAACAGGAGCCATAGGTGCAGCTATGACGTTGTTGTATGCTTGAGAATCTGCAGCGTACTGACTAAGAAGTGTGTTATATTCTTGTAAGCCAAATGACCGCCTTGCGTTAAATAAACTTGCGTCTACTGCAGCTTGCATCTGTCCTAACTTACGTTCTTCATCAGTAAGGGTTAGCATAGTAGATTGACCTGCTGCCATACCACTAGCTAGTATTGTACCTTGTGCTCGTATAGATTCTGCTAATTTTTGTTGTCCTTCAAATTGTGCCTCTGCAACTTTTTCTTGTAATTTTAGTTGGTTGGCTGTTGAGGCTCTTGAAGCCTCCATTTGGTTGATGTCTTTCTGACGTTCCATCGCCGTGACGGACGCAGCTTGAGCATCTAATTGTGCTTTAAATAAGTCTTGTTTTTGTTGATCTTTGAAAGCAGAAATCTGTATCTTGTTAAGATAGTCCTGCTTTGCCATGTAGTTTGATCTATCTACTGCAGCTTTCTGGGCTCGGTACTGTGCCATTTTTGCTTGGCGATCTGCAATCGCAGAGCCGACACCACCTATTCCAGCTAAAGCTAGTGTTACTGTACACATAGTTTGTAAAATTCAATAAGGGGTACACCATTGTAAACTGTGTAATTTAAGAAGTTAAACTTTAGCAGTTTGAGCAATTTGATGTGTTGCTCATTACGCATGTCTGCATAGTTGTGTAAATAAGGATTAGATAGGCTGGCTATCCAGCGTTTAGCCTCTTTTACAAATGTATGTGGATACTCTGTACTAGCATCAGTACATAACATCCATATTGCATGTGAAGAGGTTACTCCTGCCACTCCAGCAGTCTTGCCGTTGGGAACCTTGAAAAACACAGAATATGTAGAGTTGAGATGTGCTTGCAATACCGCTGCGGGTGCATGCAATCCTGTTGTTTGTTCTGCCTCACGTTTATCTTCAAAACGTAAGTTCAGCCCTACCTCCAAAGCTAACTCTGGAGTGCAAGGCTGAATATACTTACCTACGTACATGTCGTCTTGGGTTGTAAATGCCGTCCCAGCTTGCTGAGATTAAGGCAGTAGAAAAAGGGTCTGGTATTTGTATTTGTAATGTATATTTCTCATTCTTTCTTTGCACTGGTACTCTAACACTTTTAGCTAAGTCTGCAGGAGGCTTATCAAATACACTAGAATTAGATAGTATACCAGACTCAAATTGTACATAATCATCAATGTCCTTTGTAGTATTACCACTAGAATCTATGTAAGTAAATGGTGATGTTAGATGAAACTCCATAGGGCCACCTACACCCATTTCAAAATTAATACCTGATATACGTAAGTCACCATCTGTATCATACGCATTATTACCTAGATTAACGTAGTATGTTGGTAGTTCTATAGTGCTTGTATATTTGTAACCTACAGCTATCTTAGCTGCACTATGTAAGTTTATATTGTTAAAAGTAACACTGTTAGTCCCTACAGCGTCAGCTGCTCTTACAGTACCAGCAATAGAATTACCATCACTGTCATTACCAGACAAACCTACCATAAATAAATTTGTAGTATTTGCAGGTGTATATGGAATTGTAAGTACAGTTTTTTCTGGAGCTGTGGTTGTTTGAGCTGACCCAGCTACGTTTGTAGCTATTGTCATGTTATCTAAATGTGCTTCAAACTGTCTTGACGTTGTAAGTGGTGAACCAACAGTGCCTGTACCTAATACATATGCTCTAGTATTGTCAGCATCTGCTACATATTCATGTCTACATAGTTTGTAGCTATTATCATGTAAAGTTACACTAAAAAAGCTACCGCCTGTATATAACATGTGTTGCATAGTTCCTGTAAGTGTCCAGCTATACCATGCAGATTGTTCTCTTGTATTACCAGCATCATAGTATTTATAGTGATATACTGTACTATCACCTTTTTTACCATAGGTTGTTATACCAATAGATGCAGAGTTAGTAGATTTTGTAATATCTTTAGGTAAAAACTCTGGTACAACTCTAGTTTGTTCTACAATTTTAGGAGGTGTATCATCATCTAGAACTGTAGCTTCAAATGCTCTAGCATATGCAGATACATTAGATGTAAATAAAACAGAAGTACCTAAATCTACAGGCTGTATACTAGCATCACATTCATAACTAGCTATCTTTTTTAATCTAACAGTTTTAGGACTAAATATATCTGACTCAGTAAATAGTAAAAATTGACCATTATCACTAAACATCATTACACCTTTATTTATAGGTAATGTATGATTAATAAATGCAGGTTTTATATCTGATACAGTTATATCTATTGGGTTATCATCACTAGCTGCTATAGCTGAAACAATAAATAAATTAAAATACTGTCCAGGCTGACTCATTACAACTTGTTCATCTGCAATTAAACCTAATCTGTTCCTATGAAAAAACATTTCAGTTATTTGTTTACCAAGTATTGTTGGAAATGGATTGGATTCATTATCACCAACTTGCCTATCTTTCCAATAGTTTTGATTACCTTGTGCAGTACCAAAAGCTAAATCTAATTTAGCAAACGTAAATGTACCATTACGATTATTTATTAATGCGTGTGGCATTGTGCTAGGATCAAATCCTAATTTCATTGCATCTACTGCAGCCGTACCAGCAAAGTTGTGAGGACGTATAGTTTCTTCATAAGAACCAGCTCCAGAAGCACCATTATCAGCTACAAATTTGACATAGTAATCATCAGTATCTAAGTCAGCAGTGTTTGATATTTGAGCTACATAACCATGTTTGTTCATAGCTGGTAGCCTAGAAATATCCTGTGCTTTCTGACCTATCACACTCATGTTTTCATTTACAGCACCACCAAGAAAGTTTACACTAGATGCAAGCGTACCAGTTAAATATAAACCACTACCTATAACTTCTCCATCTAGTTGTGCATTAGTAAAACTACTATCAATACTATCTTTTAGACCTCTAAGAATTGTAGCCATAGATAGAGTACCACTATCTGGGTTTCTAGGTGTTTTGAAAAAACCTATACCAGTTACATCTTGATATGTTGTTACTGGTTCTACTGCTTCAACTGATATTTGATATGGTATACCTTCAATACCTACTCTAATAAATTTACCTTTAGCAGTGTTGAGATTTTCTTCTCTAATTAAACCACCATTTTTTAACGTAACAGTCGCTGTGTAGCGAGTATCATAGTCCTGTGTGTAACCTAAAAAATCTGATGATTGACCAGAACCATCACTATCATAATTTTCAATTTGATTGGCAATATAAGCAGTACCGTTTACTGTTAAAGTTCCTGTAATCTCATCACAGTTAGTAGCTGCTGAGGTTATAGCATCTCCTCCAGAAAAATCAAACTGTACCATACCAGCATGCTGTGCATCATCGTGTGTTGCATCCCATGTTGGGCCAACTAGAGTGCTACTACCATCTACTTTATCTACTTTTAATGAGGTAACTCTATAATATGTTTTAGGGGTTGGGGCTGTACCGCTATATAAAATATATTCAGTATTATAAGCGACAGTATCCAATCTCGCATATGCATAATCTCCATTGTTAATTGGTGTAGCTACAGTGCTACTAGACTCAGCTACAGTCTTATTTGGATTAGCTATAAGTGTATAGTCTTGAATCGTTGTTACTGCATATGGTGCTGTAGCTCCAGACAAATAGCTAAATATAGAATCTCCACTAGAATTTGTCAAAGATTTTTCAGTGCCATCAGCTAGATCCCATACTCTTATAGGCATACCACCGCTGTTAGATGGTGTGATTTGTACAATATATTTTTCATCTCCATCTCTTAATATCTCATACCAATGACCAGAGGTATTAGCATTAGATAAAGTTCCTACAAACTCTGCAGGAGGACGTTTCTTAAGACCAAATGTTATGTCTGGGACGGCATTATCACATACCCTTAACTGTCCTGGAAATTTTATTTTATCTGGTTGTTGAGATACACCCCCTAGAAAGTTTGGGATACGTTGATTTACTGTTGCCATTACATTCTTCTTAGTACTTTAAATGGTCTATATGTGGTGTTTGCATCTTGGTGATAATTGAAATCACTAAAGATATTATGATCGGCTTGTTTAGTATCATACTCTATCGCCACAGCCCTTGCAAAGGCTTCATCAGCTTCAAGTAACTTAGCTGACTGTGGGTTGTTTATCATACGGTTAGAGGCGATTCTAGCAGCCCTAGCGGTTATGTAATCTTTGAATGGTTGTGGTAGATCTTCAAAATCTATCATCCATATCATATCAAAGAATAATTTACTACAATTTTCAAAAGTAAATGTATGACCTTTTCTATCATACACTTTGGATATTCCATTATCACTACGTCTTACAACGTCATAATCCTTTCCATGTTGAAAGATATTTAGATCCATTTGTAAAACATTATTAGGAACGATACACTGGTTGTTTGTATCGAGCTCTATAGGGTACTCATTCTCTGTGTTGTATGACCACCCTTCAGCTTGTATCTCACGGCAGACTTGCCTTAGAGTCTTTTGTGCTATAGCCACTTCGGGGCTCTGCACTGTTAATGTATTAACTGGGGTTTCTCCAACGCTCATCAGGATTGAGTTGACAGCATCTAGTTCGGTAGACACTCCGTAAGATATTTGTGCCATAAAAAAAAGGGGGGCGAGTGCCCCCGTATAAATGTATATATTATGAGAAAGCTGCTGGCTTTGTAGTTGTTCCTGCGAACAATTCTACACAAGCTGCTGGGTTCACATAATCTGCTCCCATAGCCATGCGTCCTAGGATGACATCGCCTTGGTAAACAACAGAAACATCACCAGAAGTTACTTGAACCTGTGGCCCTATTGTTTCTACTACACCTGCAGCTTCTCTCTGGAAGATTAGCCCGCATGTGTTTGCAAAGTTAGAGGCAGCACCGTAGTTCTGACGAGCTCCGTAGTTGTTACCTGTAACTGTTGTAGCTGTTTCGATTGACTCAGATACGAAGTCTCCTGTATTTCCAGGATCTACTGTATCAAGGTCAGTAGCAGCTGAAGCACCACTTGAAGGTGCATACTTAGTACCGTACTTAGAGAAGAATGGTACGTTCATTGATTTGTAGATTTGAATACCTGCAATTTCAATTACTCCGTTACCAGACTGAAGTGCTGTACCTTGTACGTCTCTGTTGATTAGACCGTTATTACCAGCACCTTGTATAAGTGCGTAGTACTGTCTAGGGTTAAGTACGGCAACCCGACCATCATCAGAAACTCCTTTTTCGTCAAGAGCTGCAGCAGCATCATAGAAAGCTGTTACGAGCTTTTGATCGTCAAGAGCATCATCAGCGTTAGAACCAGCTCCCACTTGGATTTGTGTACCACCTGGCTCTGTAAAGTTAGACATAGAAACAGGAGAAGCCTGTCTAGCCCCTTTAGCAATAGCTCTGAAGATTAGTCTGTCATACTTTTGTGCAAGAGCATAACCGATCTTCTTAGAAATTTCTCCTCTCAACTCGTAGTGAGAAAGTGTCTCATCTAGCTCATAAACAAATGCAGAGCTGATTAATAGGTCATCTACTGTAATTGTTTTTTCTGCTACTGGAGGAGTTTTGTCAGAGTTTCCTAATATACTGTTTCCTGGTGTGTGGTATTCCGCACTTGTACGTCCAGTATATATGAACTGTAAACTCTTACCGTTTGTGAGTGTACGCTTCATTACGAGATCTCTTGCGATTGTCTCTCTTTGGAAGCCAGTAAACATCTCACCTGAGAACAACTTTAAATATAAATCTCTGTTATTTGAAGCGTTCCCTGTTGCATTAATCCTACCTAGAAAGGTTTGTGAGGTAGGGTTTGAACTTGACTGTTGTGCCATTATTTTATAAGGTTATATGTATCGTCTCTAGATCTAGAATTATAGGAATCTTAATTGTATCAGCTAAGACTCAAACTGATTGTGGTCTATCCCACCGTCATGACGGCATCAGGTGTCCTCCGTAGAGGGCTAATACCAAATGTAGAGGGAGGCATTGCACCTCCCATGTCGCTTAACGAACTACTTTATGAAAATGTAGATTTGGTCGTTTCTCAGTCATGTGTGTATTAATGTGGCTTAGTTCTAAAGCACCCATTATAACAGCTAGACCAATAATACCGAACCAAATTGCTCTGTCATTCATTTGATAATTTTGGTGTAAGCAACGCCACGATATACGTAAGTTACTGTCATGGTAAACTCCCATATACCAAAGCCCCGTTCCATGCTTTGGTGTCATGCGTCCCGAAGGATGAACGGACGTGGCGTTTGTGGATTATAAAATTCCAGGTAGTATTTGACCTGTAGTGATATATGTACCGATAGCAATAACAAATCCTAGCATAGCTAGTCTACCGTTTAGCTCTTCAGCTACATGCCATCTGTCATGTTCGTGGTTGTGGTTCATTTTCTTTTTCGTTTGTGGTTGTAGTTGATTCTACGTGAACTTGTTTTAGATTTTCTAAATCTTGTTTTTTCACCGCTAGACATCTCTTTCGTAGTCTTTGGTGTTTTAGAGGAGACTCTTCGAGATGGACGACAAGCGGGGTAGCCTTTACGCTTTTCGCCTTTCTGTCTGCCACATGGCTTACCAGTTTTTACGTCCACCCACTTCTCTTTAAACCATCTTTTTAAACTCATCTTTTTCCTCTAGTATATCCTTTAGCAGTCTTTCTTTTACCGCCAGCTTTTACTTGTCCTTTACATACCTTCACACCATAGGCATTAGCATATGCTGAGGGGTATACCTTGAACTTTCTTTTCGCAGCTGCTTTACCACGAGCACAGAGTTTAGCCATTACTTCTTCTTGCCTCCGTGTTTGCAGCCACACTTAGATCCTTTTTTATGTGCCATTAGCATTTCCATCTACGTAGTGCCAACGCTTTACGGGTTGGCTTTCCGTTGGGCTTTTTCATTGGCCCTTTAACTCCCTTCATGCGAGCACAAAAGGAACGCTTACGAGCACCACCTTGAGGCTGAGGAGCCTTGAGGTTAGAGCCCGTAGCTCTATTATATTTTGCTCTGCCCTTAGCTGTAAGCCCACCCTTGCGGGATTTCTCACCTCGACCTAAAGACAGACTTACACCTTTCTTGCGAGCCATTACTTTTTCTTCTTCTTCATATTTTTAGCGATAGCTGCTGCTACCTTTGGTGGCATTTTAGGGTTTTTCTTCATGAGCTTCTTAGCTCCGTTTCCCTTTTTGGTTCCTTTTCCGTAATGTCCAGGCATTGTTAGCTCCTATATTTTGATGTTTGATTGTGCAAGTTTTCTGATAACGTCATCTCTAAACGCTTCATCAGTTTGATATTCTGGTTTGTTCATATCTCTGACAACTTCTGCCATGCTTCTGTAGTTTTCAGTAGATGACTGTTTGCCAGTAACTATATTTGAATCACGCCCGTTAGCGTCCTCGTATTGTCCCATAAGTGCTTTGACTGCGAATGATATAGCTGCTTTGTTACCAGTAGCTAGAACATCATCATAGTTCTTAGCATCCTGTTCGGTAAGATTATTACCAGCCCAGTTCATGAGCTGCTCATATCCTCGTTCACCACCAGCTATGTTTTTTAAATCTTTTACTTCTGCATCAGATAATACAGCTTGTACTGGTTCTGCACCTAACTGACCCTTTACTCCTGCTAAATAGTTATCAACTACTTCTTTACTTAAACCAGCAGTAGCTAATTTATTATACATATCATCTGATAGAGTTCCATTATTTTCTTCAAAATGTTTGGACATTTCAAATGGATCTATTTCATTTGACTTAAATAAATTACCTAGTTGTTCACCATATAACTCGTTAGCTGTGTCATAGTTGACCTTACCATCATCAGTATATAATTGATATTCAGTTTCAGTTTCTGGTTCTGCCTCTTCTGTTGCGGGTGCATCACCTAATTTTTTCTGTAGCTCAAGATATGCTGACTCTAATTCTTCGGCACTTTTATACTTACCAGCAAGCATTTTTTCTTGCTTTGCCATAAGTTCTTCACCGATCTTCAGAGATTCAGCTTCTTTTTCTGCAATAGTTTGTGCTACTACAGGATCATCTGAGGTGTCGTAGCGGATTGTTTCTGCCATTATTCTTGTGGTTGTTGTGTAGCGATAGAGTTGACAGCATCAAGTGCTTCTGGATTTTTTGATGGATCTAACATTGGAGCGTTAGCCAGTTTACCAGCTTGGTCTGTCAAGGACTGCATTTGTTGTGCTTGCATTGCTTGCTCTTGTTCAGCTTGACGTTCTTCTTCAGTCTTAACTAAATTAAGCATGTCAATACCTTGAGCTGCTGCAAGACGTTTGATGGCTTCATCAGGTTTCAAGAACTGAGCTAAAGCCTCTGGCCCCATAGTCTGTGCTATGGTTGTTATGAATTGCATCAGAGCCTCTCTATCTTGACCTCTACCAAGTGCATTTATACCTGCAACAATAGTAGGTCTTACCAAAGACTTAGGTAGTTCTGGTATTTCTTTAGACTGTGTGAGGGTGTGCATCTTTCTTCTGAGGTAGGGTATTAGGAACTCTGTAGTTAACAAGCTGAACAGTCCACCCAGCTGTCTCTCTAGTTCCATCTGTGTCATCCTAACCTCTTCTGCTGTAGTACGTTCAGACTGTCTTGGAGTCAAAATTAAAAATGCTTCTGACAATCTTTTCTCCAGCATGTTTATCATTTGATATGCTGTTTGAAAGTCTGCAGTTTTACCGACCTGTACTACACCTATATCATCTGGTCTACCCTGTATGATAGCTCCATTACCTGCGTTAGCTAGTGATGCTGGTTTAGTTGTACTTGAGGGTGACACAGTAAACACAACTTTCGCTGCTGCTGCACTACCTTCTACTACTGCTTGCATCAATGCCTCTAAAGATTTCAAGTCCCCAAGGAACTCTTCAACTCTAGAACGTCCGTAATCTTCTCCATCAACAGTGACAAAACGTAGTGGTAGCCAAGGAGTCTTGTCCCTGGGAGCCTTACCTACGCTGTCTGGTATTATTGTATCGTTAGCTTCTTGATGCCAACGCCAACCATTATCGTATAGTTTTACACATGTATATACATCTACATCTTTACTTCCTTTGTAGTCACCTTTTGAATCATCATTAACATTATCATCCACTTCTGGGATACCTAATAATTTTTTACTGACTCTTTCTTTTGTGACTATCTCAATTACTTCACCGTTGCCATCTCTCTCTACTACATAGCGATTGAGAGGGTAGACTTTCATACCTTGCTTACTCATATATACCAGAGCATTACCAGTAACAACTAGGTGTTTTAAGGCTGCAAAGATCTGAACTCTGTCAGTAGAACCTGCTATGCTATCCATAATCATACGTTCTACTTTTGCAAAGCTAAGATCTAACTCGCTCTTTGCTTCGGCAGGTACTTCTTCACCTAATTTAGAATCGTCTACTTGCAGTTTAAAAAATGACGTGCTAGGAGGTAGGAGCCCAAGCATTAGTTTAGAACTAAGTGTGGTTACTCCTTTAGCTCCGACTGACTGCCAAGGTGTGGCAAAACTTTGATACAAAGCATCGCCTTCATTACGCATCAGGAGTGTGGGAAGTGTTAGTTCCGCACACTCATAAGCAACATCTAAAAACTGTTCACGGTGACTCGATAACTCTTGGTATCGCTGCCGTGCGTTTTTCATTATCCGTAAGATCCTCCAGCTCCACCGCCACTAGCAGTGTTAGTTCCTTGAGGTGTATTGATACCCTGTAGTCCACCTGTCTTAGGTTTCTTAGTAGCTAACTGTGTTGTTCCTGCTCTAGCTGCTTTCTTAGCAACCTTCTTAGCTTTTACCTTTGCCTTTTTCTTTGTTTCATCCTCTGAAACAGGAGCTGGGGTAGGAGCTTCTGGCATAGGTGTAGGTGCTGTTTGAACAGGTGCTGGGGGTGGTGGAGTTGTTGGTGGGGCTGGTGTTGGTGGGGGTGGAGGAGTAGACCTACCTCCAAATAAACCGCCTATACACATAATTATTCTCCTTTAATTTTGGTTTTTAATATTCTAATGATTGATAATTGACCAGCCCTAAACGATATTTCTTTCTCTGATAGAGTATGGTCTGGAAACTTGTCTGGAAACTGCTCATCGAGATCATCTATGATTTTCTCAATACGTCCCCACTCAAGAGTATTGTGGTAAGTTGGTGTTTGCATGTTCAAAAAATGCGGGCATCCTAGCTCGTTTTGTATCGGCAAGCTGAGGTGCTTTACCTTCATACATTAGACGGTCACTTGAGTCCGTCCAAAATTTTCTGTTAAGATACTTGTTCTCAGCTGTAGTAGTAAGTGGTTCAAAGATCCAGTTTATTGTAGCTTTCCTAAGTTTGTCCAAAGAAGAGCTAGGGCGTAGACCCATATCAGCACATACCAAACTGTTGCAAGCGACATGAATTTGCTCATCTCTGGAAATATCAGCCGATACTGTCCTAAGAGCAGCATCGCCACAAAAGCGATTGAAAGGTAAAATAACAAAAAATACAGCACGTTCAGCTACTAATGCCTTTAAGATGGTATGATCTGGATGGGCGATCCAAGCATCACGTAATAGTTTAGCCTCTCTCTCAGCTTTGTCATCGAGCCCGTGAGCATCGGCAACGTAGCTAAGAGCAAGGTCATGTCTCTCCTCATCCTTTACGTTTGATTCGAGCAGTGTTCTAGCAATATCGGGAACCTCTTTGCTAAGGGTTTCCGTAATAAAGGAACCAACAGGAAGCTCCATATGCCGTACTGCAAGAGCACGGTAGATGGCTTCTTCACTTCCTTCCATGAGTTTTCCTTTCGTGGGCTTAACGGGAGTCCACTTTCTTTTCCTGTGTAATAACTTATCATAAGGGTTCATTCTTCACAACCTATGCACTTAATGGGTTCGAGTATTCCGCTTAAGTAATCGTCAACTTCAGTTTCATCCAACGCAGCAAACGCACTAGACTTATCCTGTGTGTCTCCCATAACTTGAAGCGAGTAGTATAAAGATGTTTGAGGACTATCTAACCACTCCTGAATAAACGTATCATCATAGGTCACAACATCTGACCATGAGTTGAACGAGTATCCGTGTAGTAGTCCAGTCTTATGGAGCATTGTCATAATGCCGTCTGCTACACGCTTGTATGCGTCCCAGCCAACCTCTGAGGCGATCTCCACATCGCCATAGTCGTATGATGTTACTCCAAACGTACCGCTGTCACGGTCTACGCTTCGAGATATAGGTGGTGCGATCTCTGGACAGGCAGTATACCCATCGAGATCTTTTGAATTGTAGCTACAGGATGCGGTAGGAGCTATTGCAAAAGCTCTCTGCATACCATACATCCATGCAATGTCACAAGCTGATAGTATACCACGCTTCATTGCAAATGCTATCTTAAGAGCATTTTGTGGTAGGGAGGTATCAGTTTCTGAACTCTCCACACCATAGTTAACTCTGTCTAGTGCTTCTCCAAACTCTGCATAAGTTACTTTGTAACGTCTGAGGAGGTTGGCAAGACCGAGCATACCAAGCCCCACTTGTTTGTCATTGTTTGGGGTAAGGTATTCTCCAGATTCTCCAACACCTGTCCTTGCATGGAGATCACACAGCTCGGACATAGCTGTAGTGAAACCCTCTTGTATGTTGCCGATAGTACAGGCAGCGAGATTGACATGCTGTAACAGGCATGTGCCTCGTGAGGGCAGGTAAACCTCAAGACAGACGTTGGAGTAGATTCGTTGGTCATTGTGATCGTATTTTATTTTATTAAGCCATATGTCTCCAGAGCGTATGCCCGCAAGCAAGGCTTCTTTATGGGGCGTATCCTTCCACATCCCCTCGGTAAGGTCAACGCATCGTTTGACCCAAGGTAATTCAGAGCGAGGAGTGGTGATATACTCAAGGATGTCGGGATGGTCAAGATCAAGATGCAAGACACATGCCCCATTTTTATAGACACCACCCCTCCTAATTGTTTCATTGAGAGCTGAGTATACTTTACCAAATGATACAGGGCCACTAGCTACTAGCCCCTTATCGTTAGTGTGACCGTTAGGTCTAATCTTGGAGAGGTGTACTGCAACACCTGCTCCGTATCTTAATGCGTGACTGACAAAACGCCAGCTCGCTTCTATTCCGTTATCACCCTCGATGCTATCTTCTACTACAAATACTGTGCAGCTGACAGGCAAACGTCCTTCTGGATTCTTTATCCAGTTGTCTATTCTGCCAGTTCTAGCTACCAAAGGGTGTGGAAACAAATCGTTTAACATGTTTAAGGATTCCAAAGAATGGGTTGGTTACGGTCATGGTCATAGTTTTCGTTACGCAAGATCTTAGCTAATCGTGCATTGAGCAAAGCGTCATCGTCCGATAACCCTCTATCTCTGTAGGCTTTACACACTGCCTCCCACTGGTTTTCATTTTTGTTTAGTAACTCTGTAGCTCTCTTCACTCCTATTCCAGGGCAACCAGAGTAGCCATCTGTAGGGTCTCCGCTGAGTGCCTGTATCAGATGCCATCTGTCTCCTTCTTCCTCAGTAATCTCTACTACATCATCAGTCATGTTCCATAGCACACAAGGTATCTGCCTCATGTCTTTGTCTGGACTGACAATGATGTTGCTAGGATCTGGGTGGCGTGTAGCCTCGATGCCAATGGTGTCATCTGCCTCTAGTCCTTCGATCAGTTTGAAGTTGTGATTGTTTCTACAGTAATTTACTAAACGCTTATAGCCAAGGGGCTTGCGTTTCATTCTATGTCCCTTGTAGTCGGGATAAATTTTCTTTCTAAAATTTTGAGTGCTTGAGAAATATAGTATGAAGTCATCCTCCATCATAGCCTTGGTCACTTTGTTTAGTTCATTATGAAATACCTTTAACACTTCACTGAACTGTGACTGAGCGATGATGACATCCTCTCCAAAATCTATACCAATCTCACAGGCTTGTGCAGCTTTGTAAGCTAGGAAATCAGAGTCAATTAATAACATTAGTGTACCTCAGCCCAGTTGTCACCGACTTGTGCGTCAGCTTCAATAGGCAGTCGTATGTTGTAATACTCACCAGCCTGTAATGCAGATATTTTACAAACCTCAGCTACGTCATGAGCAATAAGATGTGGAGCACCCAATACTTGTTCGTCATGGACAAACGCATATCGTTCATGATTGAACATACTCATCCGTAGGTTTTGATCTGTTAGTAACAGCCATCGCTTTGCGACAACTGCTGCCGACCCCTGTAAGAGACAGTTCAACGCCTTGTGTTCTTTGTCCACAATGATTTGGCGTTTGTCGATAGCACGAATACTACCTCTCTCAGCAACTCTGCGAGTATCTTTAACAAGATCTTCCAAGCCTGGAATAGCATCCATATAAGCTCTACGAATTTCTGCCCCCTTCTTCTTCGCTTTGTCGAGGGGGAGCATATTGTCAAAAGATAATCCAAGTTTCTGGTCGCCCCCTCCATACAAGAAACAATAAGTAATTGTCTTGACTTGTCTGCGAGAGATTCCAATTTTTTCTGCATTGACTTGGTGAATGTCTTGTTCTAGCAAGATCTTTGCGTACCTACCGCCATCGTAACGTGCTAGGTAGTGAGCAAACAATCTTAGCTCTATCCCAGCAAGGTCGCTATCAACTAGCTTCCAAGTTGGGTTGGTGATAAATAGTTCACGGCAATCCTTATCCGAACTTACTTGTGCGAGGTTCGGGTGTGAATGTGCCATTCGATGTGTCACCGCACCGATAAAGCAAGAGTGGTGAAGTCTGCCATCCTTGACCAACTTTAACCAAGCATTAGTTCCCTGTGATAACATTCCTAACTTCTTCTGAATGACCAGAATATTTAGAAATACTAATGCCTCTTCTGTTCCTATCTCTTTGAGAACTGTCTCATCAATGACTGCTTTACCAGTCGGTGTGAGTTTGGTAGGCTTCCAACCTTGAAAGGTTTTGAACCACCATGCTATGTGTTCTCTACTGCTAGGATTAAACTCCTTTAACCTTTGCATTTCTGCTCCAGCAAAGTAGCCTTGTTTCTTGTTATCTCTCTTTGGAGTAAACAAGTTGTGTGGAACGTAGTGGCAGATTGTCTCAGCCTTTTTCTTGAGTTTCTCCAGCTCGGTTAGCAGCTGGTTTTCTAGTTCCTGTGCCTTTCGCACGTCAAATGGCCAGCCTATGATCTTTTGTTCAGCCATCAGCTGTGCTATCTGGTGCTCTAGGACAACGCTTTCAGCGATTTTTGGAAATGTGTCCATAGTTTAGCGAGGATAACAACGTCTTTTTTGCAGTACTCCTGCATCTCTGGCGACCACTCTTTCCAGTCAGTCGTCTTTCCAAACCCATCTTTGAAACATCTCAATCTGTAGCCATAGGCTTCGAGACTGTGTGACCCATACAGACGAGCTGGCATCATAGCCCACTTACGTCTGAGGTCGATGTCCAATAGGTCTGGGTGAAAGAACCTACTGAGTATCAAAGTGTCCCAGTGTTTGGCTTTGCCTTCCCAAAAAGGAAAGTGCTTTTTGATTTGTGGTACGTCAAACATAATACCATTGTGTGAAATGATATTGTCAGCAGTTTCGAGATCGCATACTGCATTGACTACACTGTAATTTTTACTAGCTTGATCGTTGTACTCCACTATTTCACCTGTGTCTATGTTTTTAGTCACAACACAATGTATGTAAGTAGAGTCAATACCATCTGTTTCTATATCGAAAGCTAGGTTAACCGAAGTCTGTGCTTGGGTTGAAGTCGGGCGTAACTTCATTTTCTTCAAAGGTGCATGTGTCGAGGTGGTAAGTTAATTCGTTGGCGATACCAACTTCCCCAGAATGACGATTCTTGAGGACTCTAACAGTTGTAGTATCTCGTTTGCTTGGATCCTGTTGATCCCGTTCAAGGGCAATAACCGTGTCAGACAGCTGTGCAATCGCAGCAGATCCTCGCAGTTGTCCAAGAGTAATACGGGCTCCTTCCTCATGGTTTTGATCTGATTGTGTACGTCTGAGGTGCGATACTAGAAACAAGACTATGCCAGTGCGTTCAACAAGTGAGCGTAACTTGGTCATTGTCACGTCTATCATACGTCTCTCGTCTCCGTCCAATCCACTCAATAATATACTGAGGTGATCGAGGAATATAACACGACACTCCAATCCACAGGCAAGGTATTCGATTCGACTGTAAATTGTGTCAGGGTCATAGCTACCAAAGCCATCGAACAGAAAAAGATTCCAATTAGCAATAGTACTGTTATAGGCGTATTCGAGTTCTGTTCGTTCATATTCTCCTAGATGGTAAGATCTTCCTAGCGAGGCAGACATCAAACCTAAAGCCGTCCTACGGTTAGATTCTTCAAGTGCCAAGTAACCGACCCGCTCTTTTCTGTGCAGAAGATGACTTGCAAGACTCCTACAGAACGAGGATTTTCCTGTACCAGATCCTGCAGTAATGGTGACAAGTTCTCCGTACCGTATACCGTGCAGCTTTCGCTGTAGTCCTTGAAATGGGTAGTCATGATCTGCGGGGGGTGTGGGTGTAGTGATTAATTCAAGCAAAGACTTGGCATCAACGATACCATCTGGTCTGTATGTCTTGGCATCCCAGATAGCACGTCTTACAGCCTCGAAATCGCCAGCTTGTAGTGCATCAGAAGCATCTTTATACTTCTCAAGCCTTGCAATCTTTGCTTTTCCAGGCGGTAGCAGTTCTGCACATTCTTGTGCTGCCTGTCTACCAGCTTCATCATTATCAAAGAATAAAACTACCTCTTCATAGTTTTGAAGTAGGTCTAGAACCCTTTGTAATGCTTTCTTTGCAGCCTTTGCACCATTTGGTATGGATACATGAGGCCATTTAGGCATAGCCTCCCATCCAGAAGCTGCATCGAGCTCACCTTCATATATGGTAAGCCTTGAACCTCTATCTGGGAATAAATTTTGCCCAAAAAGTTGAGAGTCGGTGTTGTTACCCTCCATCCAAAAGTCTTTGTCCTTCGTTTTAACTTTTGCTGCACAAACTTGACCGTTTTTGTCAAAATAGTGCATACGAAGGGTGTCTCCGTCCTTGTGGATGCGATATTTACGGCATGTCTCTTCTGACAAGCCTCTTTTTCCTAATTTAACAGGATTACCTTTGAGCATTGCGGTTCGTTTGGGTTTGCCACTATCGTCATCTCCTCCAGAACTATAAGCATTGCATACAAAGCAATAAGTGTGTCCATCAGAATACACGGAATTACCGTCTGACGAACCACAGCTAGGACAGCTGGAGTGATATAAGAATGTTGATTCATCTGAGCCAGTCAACTGGGATTGCATAATAAGCACACCAAGGAAAGCCATTCTTTTCAGCCCACATAGAGTAGGTAGTTTTAGAACGCTTGTTTATTTTATTGTGAGGGGATTGAAAGATGATACGAATATCAAGGTCTGGGTTAGCTGCCTTCACAGCTTTCATCTTGCGTCTTTGCTCTGGAGGAAAGTAACCTTTTGTTTCTAAGTAGACATCCCCAACCTTAAAATCAGGGATGTACTTAGCTTCTATGGTGTATGTCAGCTTTTCGCCCTCATACTGGTACGGTACTTTCATCTCGTCAAGCAAGTCAGCAACCTGCTCTTCCAAATGACTACGCATTAGAAGTCGTCCTCTTCAACGGAGCATGGAGCTGCGTCTACGTTTGGATCTTCGACCTTAAATCCATTTGACTTACCAAATAGTTGTGATGCGTCCTCGGCTGTCATGTCACCATTGTCTACGACACCAGCTCCGCTGTTAAGACTAACAACTTGTACTGCTTTTAGTTTCAATGATGTACCGATGTCACCGCTTGGTAGGACATATGGCTTTTGGAAGAAAGCTAACTTAACTTTACTACCGCTGTAGACTGGTGTGTCTGTGTCTTTGATTTGAGTTCCTTCTGTATCAACAACGACTGGAATAATCTTGTCGCCATCTCTCCAGCTGAAACGGAGGTGGTATGTACCTTTCTGATTGTCTAGCTCTTCCCAAGGCTCTGGCTTGACTGTAACCCTCTTAGGATTCTTAGCCTTGCTTCTAGCCCATTCTAGAGCTGACTCACGCTCTTCTTCGAGTGTACTGATTAAGTCCTCTTGAACAAGTGCGGATAGCTTGTAGCCCCATTCCCCAGGCTTGAGTACGGCTTGGAAGCCATCAAGTGTTACGGGTTCAGTAGTTACGTGGGTGTTCATAATTAACAGAAAAAATAGGTGGAATTAGATACAACCTTTGGGTCTAGTGTCCCAACGATTGGTGGTGGTTCTGAGGCATTGATTGTCTCTGCAAATTTGGAGAGCCAACATTCTTCGGAAAAGATATTGGTGTAGGTTTCTCGCACAAGGCGATTGAGTGTTCCCATATCTCCTGCTCTGCAAAGAACAGAGTCATGTATGACTGTGAATGGTTCATCGAATTGAGTAAATGATCTGTGAAGGATCGAAGCATCGAATGAATGAATGTAATTTGGGGCAGTGCTTGACTTATGTTTTGTAGGACTTGGTGTAGTTTTACCAGTAGGTAATCTTACTTGTGTACGTCCTAGCAACTGCAGCTCCATCTGTTTGGTTTCAATGTCGTCTCTTCTTTGATTGACAATAAACCCAGACGGTGTGACCCATTCAACTTCTTTAGCACCATTTCTGATGTAAAGTCCGACATGTTTCTTTATCCATCGCATCACTTGCATTGGCCCTGGAACTATAGCGTCCATACTGTTGTATACAGCGTTTACGACCTGTGTGAGTTCGTCCTTTGTGGGGTCGATACCCTCTTCAAGTAATGCTTCACGTATGTACTTACGACTACTATCCTTAGTAGCATTGTAGGGAATAGTCATCACTGTGCGTTTGCACACGGATCTATTCATCCAACGGTGCATGTAGGTAGGTAAGAACTCTTTTGCTTTCTCAGCCACCGCTTTGTAAGCGTCACTAGGTTTATTACTAGGTACGACATTTACAAGCTCTGCTGTGCTTTTGTCTCTAGCTAGACCAGCAAGGATCTGTAGACCAGAGCATGTTGCA